TTACCGCACAGTTGCAGCGGGAAAATGCGAGTAGCCTTCTGGATGACTGCTATGTCGCTGTCTTTTCAGGGAGGTAATTATGAACGACTGGTTAGGAAATGTGATTGCCGCGTTTTCTCCGGAAGCGGCGTACAGAAGGGAATCATACCGGCAGGCATACTTAGAACTGAAATCTTATTATGATGCGGCAGATCGCACTGGAGTCAATCAGAACTGGCGGGCTATGAATACATCTGCGGAATATACAGATCGGTATAGCCGGGACGATGTACGTGCCAGAGCGAGAGATCTGGAACGTAACAGCGATATCATGAACTCTGTTGTAGGACCATTCCGAAGAAATGTAGTTGGCGGTGGGTATCAGGTGCAGGCAAAAACGAAGGATCCTGAGCTTAACAAAGAAATTGAGAAAGCCTGGCGGAAATGGTGCAAAAAAAGAAACTGTGATGTGACGGGAACGCAGAGCTTCAACCAGATCATGAGAATGGCGGTTGAGAGGAAGAAAATTGATGGCGGTATTCTTTTTGTGAAAAGGTATACTTCAGAAGGCTTTGTTCCATTCCAACTACAGATGATCGAAGTGGATGAACTGGATCTGACTATAATGCAGGCGCGAAACGCAGACAACAAGGTAGTAGGAGGAATCGAATACAACTCGTTTAATAAGCCGGTTGGATATTATATCAGACAGTATGACATTGATGGTTTTACACAGAGAGATCCTGTGTATGTCGAAGCCAAAGATGTCATTTTTTATTTCACGAAAAAAAGACCGTCACAGCTTCGGGAGATATCTGATATGTCTCATACGATCCAAAGGGTCAGGGATGTAAATGAGTTCATGACGGCGGTATCAGTAAAAGAACGTATTGCGGCCTGCCTTGCGGTCTTTATTAAGAAGGCGATTCCTACGTCAGGAATGGGAGGCGTAGGGCGTAGCAATAATGCAGGTAAACAGCCGGAACATATTGTTTCTTATGAAGGAAAAACCATAAGTCCTGGAATGATTAAAGAGATGAACGCTGGGGATGAAGTTCAGGTGGTTAATCCTTCCGGGCAGGGAAGTGATGCTACCAGCTACACGAAGCTCCAACAGCGGCTGATCGGTGCTGGACAGGGAATCAGTTATGAAGCAAGCAGCAGGGATATGGCAGAGAGCACCTATTCTTCCACCAGACAAAGTCTTATTGAGGATAATCTTACTTATCAGGAAGACAAGGAACAGATTATAGAAATCCATGATGAAATCTATGAGACATTTATCATATCAGCAGTTCTTTGCGGAAAACTGGATATCAAAGATTTCTGGAACAACAAAGATGAATATCTGGATCATGAATGGGTGCAGGAACCGAAAGCGTGGATTGATCCTCAGAAGGAATCTAATGCGACTATGACGGCACTGCAAACCGGCCAAAAAACTTTTAAGCAGATTGCAGCGGAGAATGGACGAGACTGGAGATCACAGATTGATGATATGGCAGAAGTAATCCAATATGGACAAGAAAAAGGAATTGACATGGGAGGTATTTTGTTTGGAAAGAAGACAGAAGGACCGGCCGCTTCTTCTGAAGAGGGAGACGGAGACGAGTCAGAAAAAAAGAAATAGCGAACGGAGCGGAAGCCTCCAGCGTTATCTGACAAATTGTAGCATTACACGAATGGAAGGAGAGGGAAATGAACGAAAGTTCACCCTCTCTTTTTCGTCGGAAGAACCTTATGACAGATGGTGGGGAACAGAGATTCTTGCACATACGGAAGGAGCAATGGATCTTACCAGACTGAATTCCATTGGAGTGGTTTTGTATAACCATAACAGAGATAAGGTTCTCGGGAAAATTCTTCGGGCATGGGTGGAAAACAGCCGTGGATATGCGGAGATCGAGTTCGACCAGGATACTGAGGCGGATGTGATTTATCAGAAAGTGGCAGGCGGGACGCTGAAAGGAGTGTCCGTGGGCTACATGGTCGAGGTCTGGGAGGAAGTTGCACCGAACAAGAAGTCTAGTGATGGCCGATTCACCGGACCCTGTGACATTGCCACGAAATGGACACCGTATGAGATATCTATCGTAAGCGTTCCGGCAGATCCTACTGTCGGCGTAGGCAGATCCAAAGAATCCGGGGAGGACTCCAGGAGCGAAAAAGAGGGAGTAAGCAGCTTTTACTACAACGAAAAGCAGCTCCAGATAAATCAAAATCTTTTATAGGAGGTAAGTAGAATGAATCGTAAACAGCAGTTGATTCAGAGACAGCAGGAGCTCCTTAATACAGCAAAAGCTGCAGCAAGAGAGCTGAATGCGGAGGAACAGGCAGAGTTCGACAATATCCAGAGAGAACTTAATGCCATTGTAGCAGGTGAAGGTCAGAAACCCGGAGAGGAAGGGGAACGATCTGCATCTGGAGAAGATTCTGGCAAGGAAAAGGCGGCAATGGAAGCAGAACGTCAGAGATGTGCAGAGATCACGGACCTGTGCCGGGAGTTCGATGTCAGTAAGGACGATGAACAGAACTATATCCGTGGAGGAGTATCCACTGCGGATGTAAGAAAAGCTATTTTGGATGGTATGAAGGCACACAACGCACCTATTTCTGTAAGAGGAAGTGCAGAAGTGATCGGTGATGAGCAGGACAAGTTCAGACGAGCAGCAGGAGATGCATTACTTATGCGTGCGGGTATTTCTATGGAAAAGCCGGCGGAAGGCGCCAGAGATTTGATGCACATGTCCCTGAGAGATCTGGCGATTGACTGTCTTACCAGAGAGGGTGAGACCGGAGCGAGTCGCCGCTCCTCTGACGAACTGTTCAATATGGTATGCAGACAGTTCTTCAACCCCACGGCGGCGTTTCCGGCCATTCTTGACAATGCCATCAATAAGGCATATGTCGAAGGTCATAATAAGGCAGCAGTTACTTTTGATCAGTGGACCAGAAAAGGAACCCTGAAGGATTTCAAAACCAATGATAACAATTATCTGGCTGGACCCGCAGGAGAATTTCTGGAAGTTCCCGAAGGCGGTGAACTGAAGCATGATGTGTTTGAGGATAAGAAACGTCCCACAAGAAAGTTGAAGACCTATGGCAGACAGTTCACACTTACCCGTCAGGCATTTATCAATGATGACATTGAACTGGTGACCAGTCTCCCGGCCAGATATGCGGCAGCAGCCAGAAAGACCATTAATAAGCAGTGCTATCAGATTCTGGTAAATAATCCCGCTGTATATGATGGTACGGTTCTGTTTTCCAAGAATCACGGTAACCTTGTTACAACAGGAACAGGCATTACGCAGGCATCCATGCAGGCTATGATCATGGCACTCCAGACCCAGACAAATGAGTTCGGGGAAGCTATTATTATTCGCCCTGCGGTGTTGATCGTTCCTTCCGGTATGGCGTTTGACACCTATACGTTATTCAACAGCCCTACCATCAATACTGAAGGAAACACACAGGCAGTCAACCCCTTGTATCGCTATGCCAACCAGATTCAGGTTATTGAAGACCCTACGATCAATGTACTCTGCGGAGGATTCGGTAACGTGATGCCCTGGTGGCTGGCTGGAAACAAGGATGACACCGACTTTATGGAGGTGGATTACCTGAATGGAAAGGAGATTCCCACCATCCGCAGAATGGAGACTCCCGGAACCCTTGGATTTGTATGGGACATTTACCTTGACTGGGGAATCAGCGTAATGGATTATCGTGGAGCAATCAAGAATCCCGGAACCAAGATCGACAGCCCGCTTGTATAAGAAGGAGGAGAAGCTGAATGAAAGCTACATATTGGCAGAGAAGCGAGAGCCTCGATTATGTAAATAAAACGGATAAAGTTATCGAGGCTAACAGCATTGTAGATTTAAAGACAAGAATTGCCGTAACAGGCACTTCCATCAATCCGAATGAGACAGGTTCCATTCATGTAACAGGAGTTTACAGGATTAAGAAAAAAGAGGGAGAAGCAATCACTTTCGCGGCAAATGTTTATTTCAACGATACGGATGGCATTACCGCAACAGCGGATGGTAACACGCCTGCCGGTTGTGCTGCGGAGGATGCTACCGCGGAAGCAGAATATATTCTGGTAAGACTGTTAGGTTAAATTGGGAGGATATGTTATGGCAGGAAGAGTAGCAAGGCAGCAGGAGAGAAACACTCCTGCTGTGGAAGAAGAAAAGAAGGATATTCCGGCAGAAGAGAGTCTGGAGGAAGAAGTGGAAATTGCACCGGTGCAACCGACAGAAGAGATCCCGGAAGAAGAGGGGCCGGAGATCACAGAGGATGAGGAAGAAAAGAAAGTCTGTATTGCACAGGCATACATCCTCTACAACTCCACACAGTATAAGCCAGGCGATGTGCTTCCGGCAAATGATCCGGAAATGCTTGCAGCGTGGCTGGAAGCCGGGACAGCAAAGTGGTTAGATGAAACGGTAGTCAACAGCATGAAGGCACAGTCAGTAACGGCACTTGCAGGAATGTATGGAACAGCGGTTTCTTCCGACTCCGAAGACGGCGAGGATCTGGTAGGCAGAGTTCCACATAACAGCGTCAGAAATGGCAGGTAGCTTTTAAGGAGTGAGCATGACATTCAAGGATCAGATTGCAAAAGACAATCAGTATGTGTTTGCAAATAAGGATGAGTTTTGGGAGTATCACATAGTAAATGGTAAAAAAATGCTGTGTCAGGTCGATAACAACGAACTGATCGACAGGGAAAAGAGATACCAGTACAGGAGAAGCCTTTATGCAGACGGAGTGTATCTGAAAGAACTGTTGATTTATGTGAAAGCAGAGGATTTTGGCCCGCTGCCCGGAGTCGGAAAAGCAATAACTTTCGATAAAAAGTCCTATATCGTGTCGGATGCAATCAATGAATGCGGTATCTACTCGTTGAGCCTGGAGGCGAATAAAACATGATCCATTATCATGTAGAGATGCAGGGGCTGACGGAGATTGAATCAGCCCTTGGAGTGGCAAAGGATAAATCCAAAATGGTTCTTCGGTCGGCAATCAATAATGCGGCCAAACAGACGGAAGACCGGATGGTTACGGAAGCCAAGACAAGATATCGTTACAAAAGGGCAACGAAAGGCGATATTAGGGAAGCTAATGAGATCAAGAAGGCCAGAACCAGTAACATGGAAGCCGTGATAAAGGCTACTGGTGCAACAAATGAACTGCTGGATTTCCGGGTTAAGCCGAGCACTTATTTCCCGGGAGGCGTAGGCGCTCCAAGAATGGTATATGCAAAGACTTTGAAAGACAGCAGCTTTAAGCCGGTTGTTTTAAAACCAGGTGCTACCGGGGATAAATACAAAGGCTTCGTAATTCAATATCAGAACGGACATAGAGCACTTGCGCAGCGTGTACCCGGGAAGAAAATGAAATCGAAACCTTGGAAGGAAGCAGTCAAATCACTATTATCTCTTTCCACCCCGAAAATGGAAGAGAAGGTATATGATGAAAAGATCTCCAGTGATATGTATGATGTTTTGCAGAAAAACATTCAGGAACAGATACTGCGGTATATGAGGTAGGAGGCAGACAGTGACACCAATAAATTTGCAGGATGATCTTGTAGAAGAGCTCGGACAGTTGTTCGAGCCATTTTTATATAAAGTGCCATTAGATCTTGCGGATATAGAGGATGATATGGAAGAGAAGTCTGAAGCCGAAAGAGAACCCAAAAGAGTCCCTCTTAACATATATTCTCAGGCATTACCTGTTCAGCAGTCAGATGAAGATATTGAGCCGGTTCCGTACATTATCGTAAGGTTGAACAGCGGCAGTGATCCTGGAGGTAGGGAAAGCTTCAATACTGTAAAAGTAGTGCTGGTAATTGGAATATGGGACGATGACCGGGACAATCAGGGACATCGGGACGTTCTGAATATCATTGATAAAATATACGCCCGTTTCAGTAAAGATCCATGCTTGAAAAACCGGGCGGTATATACCGGTGAGTTTGACTGGGTATTACAGGAGGATGGATATTTTCCATACCATTTTGGAGCCTGTAGTATGGAGTTTCATATAGCGGCAATAAGAAGGGAGGATCCGCTCGCATGAGTAATAAAAAGGAAATTTCAGCGCCGGAAGTAAGAGATGATCTGGCACCGGAAGTAGGAAGTGATGCAGCTGCAGAAGGAAAACAGAAAAGCCGTGAGACGGTAATGTATCTCGGTCCTACTATTGTAGGAGTAATCAGACATTCCACGGTATTTAAAGAGGGCGTTCTGCCTGAAAAGGTGCAGGGATGTGTAAAACAGCTTCCTATGATGGAGAGACTGTTCGTTCCCATCGGGGATATCCCGGAAGCAGTAAAAGAAATCAACAAGAACCAGAGCGTACTTCGAACAATCTACGTTCAGGTTACAAACAATTTTGTATAAGGAGGATAAGCAAATGGCTTATATGCATGGAGTCAGGGTTCAGGAGAACCCTACGAATGTCCCTACACCGGTATCCAACGATGCTGGGGTACCGGTTATTTTTGGCACCGCGCCTGTAAATCTGGCATCCGATCCGGCGGAAGCAGTAAATAAATTATTTCTGTGTAATACTTTTGCGGAGGCAAAGGCAGCAGTCGGATATTCCGATGACTATGAGAACTATACGCTGTGTCAGGCTATGGATGCATTTTTCAAAGCATTCGGTGTAGGTCCCATTGTTATCTGCAATGTTCTGGATCCCGAGGTACATAAAAAAGATTACAGCGAGACACTGAACGTAGTGGATGGACAGGCAGTTTCCGAGGAAAAAGGTGTACTGTTGGATAGCATTACTATCGACACATTAACTGCTGGTACGGATTATACAGCCGCATTTAATGATGACGGTTGTCTCGTAATTACTGTT